TGGCAACATGATTTACACAAGTGCCGATGACTTCGGTGTTGGTTCGGATTGCTACATGAAAGATTCTGATGGTAACGTATTTCCTGTTGGAGCTGGTGAATATCCACTCGAAGATGGAAAAATTCTCATCGTAGGTGAGGATGGCAAAATTGCAGAAGTGAAAGAAATGGACATGGCGAAAGAAACTGAAATGAGTAATGAAGACATCATTGCTACAATCAATTCATTGTCGCAGAAAATTTCCGAACTTCAAAGTTCACTTGATGCAAAGAACGCTGAACTGAATGCAGTTAGCGAAGAACTTGCAAAAGCGAAGAATGATGCAACAGTCAGCGCGAATGAACTTGCTGCATTGAAGAAAGCTCCAGCGGTTGCATCGGTGAAAGAAAAAAAGACCGCTTTGAGCGCAAGCGCACCTGCTAAAGCGTGGTCACAAATGACATACGAGGAGCGCATCATGTCACAAATTCAAAACATTAAAAAATAATTTATTCAAATGGCAACAACAACTTCATTAACTACCACCTACACCGGAAAGGAAGCGGGTGGTTACATTCGTGCCGCCTTCATGGCGAACGAAACTTTACAGGGTATCACTGTAAAAGAAAACATCGAGTACAAGCAAGTAGTTCGCAAACTGGTTAACACTGTGACCTTCGCGAATGCAACTTGTGATTTCGACCCAACTTCAACCGTTACTTTGACCGAGCGCATTTTGACGCTTGAAAAGTTCCAAATCGCCAGACAACTTTGCAAAAAGGATTTCCTTGCGGATTGGGAAGCAAAGAGCGAGCAGAACGGTGAACTTCATCAGTCACTTGTTGATGCACTTATCGGTAATATTCTTGCAGGTGCTGCTGCTAACAACGAAACATTGATTTGGACAGGTGTTAACGCAACAGCTGGTGAGTACGATGGATTCGGTACTTTGTTCGCTGCTGATGCAACTGTTATCAATGTATCTACTCCTGTTGCTATTGATGCAACAAACGTTGACGATGAAATCAACCGCCTTATTCTTGCTGCACCTTACGCAGTAAAGAGCGCAGTTGAGAAGCCAACTATCTATATTGCATCGAACGTGTGGGAAGCACTCATGATGAATCAAGCTGCCGCAGGAAATGGTTGGTATGCTTACGCTGGTCCTGAAGTTCCAAAGTTATTCCTTGGTTACAAAATACACGTTTGTCCCGGTATGCCTTCAAGTCACATGGTTATGGCACAAGCTTCAAACCTTTGGTTCGGTACAAACACTTTGAGCCAGTGGAATGAAGTAAAAGTTCTTGACATGGCTGACCTTGATGCTTCTGATAACGTTCGTTTCAAGGCAAGTTTCTTTGCAGGCGTTCAGTACGGTTTCGGTAACGAGATCACTACTTACGGAGCGAGCTTCTAATAATCAAAAACAATAGGGCGGTGTAATAGCCGCCCTTTAATAAAATACAAATATGAGTTGCAATTTAACTACGGGCTTTCTGCTAACATGTAACGATGCAGTTGGTGGAATCAAAAATATATACTTAATCAACCACGATCAAGTGAGTGGTGTTACTGTTGCAAATGGTGAAATGACAGCAGCCACTGGCACTGTGTATCAATACCAGCCAAACAAGAATACTGGTTCAGCAACTTTCAACCCAACCGTATCACTTGAAAATGGAACTGTGTTTTTTACACATCAGTTGCAATTCACTCTCGGAAAACTATCAGTGGCAAAGCGCAACGAACTTGAAATCCTTGCACGTGCAAAAGTGATGGTATTTGTTGAGATGAATGATGGTCAAACAATGGTACTTGGATATGGCACTGGTGCGTTCATGACCGCTGGCACTTTCCAAACTGGTGCAACATTTGGTGACCTTCAGGGTTATCAAATAACCATCACCGCGGATGAGCAAAATCAACCTTTGTTCTTGCCACTCGGTGACAATGTTTCTGCTATCGGTTTGACGATTGACTAACCACAACTAAAAAACTTCAAAAGGGTGGGCGCACTGCCCACCTTTTTTATATACAAATTGCTGCGCAATGGTTTACTTAAACACAAATACTGCGAATCAAACATTGAGGTTGACACTCGATGAAGCACGTCAATATTACGCGACTGCATTCACTGATTATTTGTTGATCATTTCGCATGAGGAAAACAGCAATGTGGGTAATACACTTGCACAAGTGCCGATTATTGTGAATGAAAACCAGCGTGCGACAACATTAACTGTTACAACTGCATCACTAACTTTACCGGGGCGGTATCGTTATGAAGTATATGGTCAAAATTCGAACAGCAATCTTGACCCAAACGATGCGGTTGTAGTGGGAATATGTGAACGCGGTTACTTATATTTGAACGATTCAGGCATTTATTACGATGTGCCTGCAATAACAATAACTGACGACATTATATACAATGGATAAAAGCAACATAGTCAATGTTCAGCTTCAAGAATATCAACCCGTTTCATCAGTTGAGCGTGTTGATCGCGGTGGCTGGGTAGCGTTCGGAGTGAACAATTTATTTCCGCAATATCTGCGAGAATTAAGTGAGTCAAGTCCTGTGCATGGTTCGCTTTGCATTTCCATTGGCGACATGATTGCAGGTAAAGGAATCACGACCAACTTAGGTCAAGAGCGTGTTGATGCACTTGATGTTTATGGTCAGTATTATGCAGCATCGCACGACTTCAAAAAATACGGTGGCTATTTCGTTGAAGTGATTTATTCGAATGATAGAAAGAGCATTGCAAAGCTGCGACACTTACCTTTTGAGGAATGTCGCATTGCGGTTGAAGGTGAAGACGAAGATGTAATCGGAATTTATCACAGTGAGGACTGGGCGAATACACGCAAGAAAAAAAACAGACCGACATTCATTCCAAAGTTTAATCCATCAATGGCAGTGAAAGAGCCATCACAAGTGCTTTGGAAATTTAATTATACAAGTGGACAAATCTATCCGAACCCTGACTATTGGAGTGCGGTTAACTATATAGAATTAGAGCGTCAAATCGGAATGTACCACGTGAATAATATCATGAATGGTTTATTCCCTTCGTTTATCATTTCTTTTTTCAATGGTCAAATTCCACCCGACCAACAGTGGGATATGAAGAAGGATTGGGAACGATTGCTCACAGGTGCGCGTAATGCAGGAAAGTTTTTGATGACTTTTAACGAGCGCGAAACACCGAAGCCAGACATCACTTCATTTCCGCTTTCGGATGCTGACAAGCAATATCAGTTTTTAAGTGAGGAATCAACGAATAAGGTAATGATCGCGCATCGCATCACGACACCGTTGATTTTTGGTATTCGCACTGCGACTGGTTTCGGTTCGAATAAGGATGAAATGGCAACAGGTCTTGAGATATTCATTAACCAAGTCATTGAACCAGCGCAACGCTTAATCATTGATGGTTTCACCGAGATACTTTCGTTCGAATTACCAGCCATTGAATTGACAGTTATACCTAACACACCACTAACCGAACAAGTGCAAGTGGATACAACAACTGGTGCACCTGCTGATGTCGCTGCAACTGCATTGAATGGAGCGCAAATCACATCACTTGTGGATATTGCCATGCAAGCTGCTGCTGGTGCTATTCCGGTGACGAGTGCGAAAGCTATTGTGAGTGCTGCATTCCCGACATTGAGTCAAGCGCAAGTGGATGCGATATTTAATAGCATCGTGCCTGGTTCATTGAATCCGACTGAAGTGATACAATCACAAGAAAAAAAAAAGGATTGTTGCGTCACATTAGCTGAAGAAAGCTTTGAACCAACCGAAGAAATGGCGGCTGAAGCTGAACTCGGTTTGAAGTGGCGCGATGAATACAATCGCGGTGGCACTGAAGTCGGTGTCGCACGTGCAAGGGATATTTCCAACATGCGAAACCTATCACTTGACACAGTTAAAAGAATGAACTCATATTTTTCACGACATGAAGTTGACAAACAAGCTACGGGTTGGAATGATGGTGAAGAAGGATTTCCAACGGCTGGTCGCATCGCGTGGCAACTGTGGGGCGGTGATGCTGGACGTGACTGGGCAGCGAGAATTATTGAGCGAGTAAAGAAAGCTGAATTGAGTGAAAGCGAAGTCGCTGAAGAACTCATTGCACTCGGTGAAGATTGGAATGAGGACATGATTTTAATTGACACGTATGAGGTTGACTACGATACAGACGATGCAGAAAATCACGACCTTGACATGATTACTGCGCACGAACTTGCATCAACAGGAACTGCGAATCCAGCGTTCCCAAGTGAGCAAGATGAAGTGATTAAAGGCAAACTATTCATGACACGATACGTATATCGTGGGGTTTTAAGTGATAACACACGTGAATTTTGTAGCAAAATGTTGAAGGCAAACAAGTTGTATCGCAAAGAAGATATAATCGCAATGGGTGATCGTGCGGTGAACAAGGGATGGGGGCCGAAAGGCGCAAGTACGTACGACATTTGGTTGTACAAGGGCGGTGGTCACTGCAATCACTTTTGGCAAAAAGCTGTGTTCATGAGTGCGAAAGGTGGCAACATCAATCCGCGTGGCAAAGATGCTCAAAGCATCGCAGTAAAGAAAGCCGAAAGCATGGG